GGTCAAAAGGTTCGAGGTGGTGACTATCTTGGTAAGGTTGGATTCGTGAGTGTAACGATACCTGGTGTTCCAGAACTACAACCCAACAATGCTGGCAACATGTCTGGATGGCATACTAGTGTTGATTTCTTTGAACCTAGTTCAACAGCTCCATATGGCAACAGAGCATTTATTATTGATTTGTTATTAAACTCAGAAGGTAAGTCTCCACGTGGAAATAATCTTTTTTCTAGATCTACTGGTGAGATGGATACTAATTCTGAGGATTTTGCTGTCTTAACTGCTATATCTGCTTTAGAAGCTGGAGATGCTCAATCGAGAGCAGATGTAGCACAGTCAATCTATAATAGACTGGGTGATGATGGGAAATATGGTAACAGCATTAGTCAAATTATTAAAACTGATGCTCAGTATCAACCTGCTTATGTAGATCCTAATGTATCTACTGGGCCAGGTACAAAAGTTGATGCAGTATGGAAAATTGTTAAAAATAGAGAAAGTGCAATAACGGCAATGGTGTCTTATTGGAAGAAGAAAGGGGTAGTGGTTACTAGGGAAGAGATGGGAGCATTGTGGGATAGTACAGCACAAGCAATACAGAATCAGCAACTACAAATAGAGGCTGCATCACATGTTGGTGGTCATACAGAATTTTTTAGTGGTCATAGCTATGAGGAAGGTGATAAGTATAGAGGTAAATTAGGAATAGATAACACATTCTTCAGTCGATGGGGATCTAATTATGGTATTCCAAAAGAAAAGCAGATAGATAGAGGTGCATCACCAAACCCTTTACTTTTAAATAAACCAATTGGTCCACAGTCAAGTCTCTCACCTGAACTAATGCCGATCTTTGATAGAGTGAATCAAAATAATAAATTGACTGCCAACAGTTCTTTGATGGAATCTATGGAAGAAGAAAGTAGTGGAGGAGTGACAGTTCTGTTAAATAACATTGTACAGAGTCACAATACACAGATAGGTAATACTGCATCTGCAAAAACAGATTCTGGTTTTCTTCCTTCCTTATTCAAAACGGCAAAACTAGCAGGATAGTATGGCAAGGTATAGTTCTACATTTTCAGGAGATTTATCCACAAAGGCAGCTGGGATCCTTTGGGATGCTTTTAATATGGGTAAGGTTGAGAAAGCTCGTGCTATGCGAGGAGCAGAGATCAATCAGCTTGATAAAGATAGTTTAGGACTTCGTAGTGGTGAGTTTACTGCTCAAGCATTAAAATATATGATGACTCCTAAGTTTCTTAGGAAAGGTAGTTTCGGTAATAAATATCCAGATTATTTTGCTAAAGGACAGAGTACACCTTTTGCTAGTCCAGTAGGACCATTTAAACCAACCAATGCTCAAACAATGGAACGGTTGGTAGGGAATCCATTCCCTCAAGTTGCGACTCCATATAGAGAGCATCAAGTACAACCACAGACACCATTACTAGGATCTAGTACTAAGAGTTATGAACCTATTGGTTCTAAGAAGCAGAAACCTGTAGAGGTTAAAGATGAAAAACTTGGTGTATTTTTTGCTGCTATTGCTCAGTCATTAAACAATACAGTTTCATCTATTAATCAGAAACAAGCTTCTATAGAAACTGATATTCAATCTTCAAAGCAAAGTAATCTTGCTATTGCTGAAGGATTGAAGTATAGTAATGATACTATAGGTGATAAGTTAGATGCTATTGCTGACATATTAAATCAACAAATGGCACTTGCTAAACAGCAAGTTGATGAAGCAGAGACAAAAGACGTTGTAGCAGAATTAGATGATAGGGAAAAGGTAGCATCTACTGATAGGTTTGTTGATATAGGTGAGGATCCTGCAAAAATACGAAGGGAGAATGATTTAGAAGATGCTATTGATCCTATTGGTGAGGTAGAAGACTTTGGGGGAGTTGATGTTCCAAACTTTGAACAGGGTGGTGTTATTTCTGGTCCTGATAGTGGATATCTAGTCAGGTTGCATGGTGATGAGATGATCACACCATTAGATAATAATTACACTCAAGGTCAACCAAGTGCTGTTGATGGTAGAATTCGTAATCAATACGAGGCAGGTACAGCACAACAACCTACAATACCATCAAAACCTCCAGCAATGAATTTCTTTGCTAAGAATCCATCTGAGAGTGCTGGAAATGTTATGAAATCTCCAGTAAATGATGTTGTGAGAGATAAGTTTACTGAAGAAAGTCTCCTAAAGGCAATGAAGTTACCATTTGAGGTTGCTTCATTAGGAATAATGGCTGCTACTGGTAATGCTGTTAGAGCAACACCAGGATTTACTGGAATGAAATCATCATATGGGTCTGTGATTGCTCCTGTTGCTCAAGCATTTAGTGTTAGGGATACTGTCACTAGCAAAGTTAATAATCTATTAGAAGCAAAGAATACACAGTCTGAGTTAAGATCTCAAGAGATATTCAAGAAAGAGCAAAGTTCTAATAGACGTGCTTGGTGGGATATATTTGGATTGTTTAGAAAGGATAATTCAGAAGATGATGAAGAAGAACGTGGAGAAGGTGGTCCACAATATGGAATTGGTGGTCCAGGTTTAAGTAGTGGAGGATTACAGAACTTATATCATGGAACCAGCAATGCTAGAGCAGGTGGTATATTATCAGGTGGATTCAGACCTAGCAATGCTATGAGTTGGGCTGGTAAGGGTAAGTCATTCCTAACACCAGATTTCTTTGATGCTGCTAAGTATGCTAGACCTGGTGCTACTGGGTTAAATCCTTTTAGTGTTAAAGGTCTTCCAGGAACTGGTCTCAATAATCTTAACAATGCAAGGGGTCAGGTATTAAATGTACTACAACCTAAAGGTGCTGGTCTTAGATTACCTGGATGGTTAAAAAAACTTGGTATAGCACAAGAGGTTGCTGTTAAACCTAATCAAGCAAGTAAGGGATTGAATCTAGCTCAGAAATTGTTGGGTGGTGCATATCCTAACAGTTCAACTGCTAATGCTGCTAGACAATTGATGACATCTCCAGCATCAGGTAGAGGTTTAGGTTTGATGAGTAAATTATCACCGATGCTTAGAGCTGGTGGTGGATTGCTTGGGAAGTTATCTAGAGTGCCTATGCTTAGTGATATGTTATTCCCAGATCCAACTGCTCAATATGATATGATGCATGGTCCAAATGCATACTATAATGATCCTAGATTTACTGGTGAGAGACCAGAGTGGGCTCCTCCACAAACTGTACAAAACCAGAAGTCTGCTTTTGTTGACATGTCTTCCAAAGAACAGTCATTAAATAAACTTTCTAAGAAGTCGATTGACCCAGACGTAATTAATCTTAGTACAGTAACTAGAGGAAATACAACTACACAAGCAAACCAAATTTCTCATATTGATAACGTAGGTGATCCTCAGGTCGAACAGTATCAATTTGTTTATTCAGCATTTAAGTAATGGCAAAGGCAGAAGATTTTACAATAAAAGACATTTCCATATGGAAAGTTGGCGAAGAGATGAATGAACCTTATAGTATTTTAACTAATACTGTTTTGGGTTTTCAATATTTTGAGGATATATTTTCTCCATCAATAGCTGCTACCCTAGTCATTATGGATAAAGCAGCAAACCTTCCTGCTTACATGCCAATTCAAGGGTTTGAGAAAGTTGTTATAGAGATTACTGATTATAAGGGTGATGATCATCAATTTGATTTTCGTGTTTGGAAGATAGGTAACAGAGTTTCTGATAAAAAGGGTCAGGGTTATACTTTAGGATTGATAGGTGATCAGGGATTAACTAATGAAGGTGTTACAGTAAACAAACCTCTTGTGGGTAAACCAGATGCTATCGTTAAAGAAGTATTGATGAAGTATCTTAATGTACCTGAAGCTATGATTGAGACTGAAGAGAGTGTTAATCTAATGAAGATTTTCCCTTCTGGTAAGTCTCCATTCACAGTCATTAGGGATTTGCAAGCTAGATCAATTTCTAAAAATTCACTTGGTGGTGGTATTGGTAAGAAAGCATCTTCTAATGATACTAAAGGTGATTCTAAACCTAATCACAGTTCTGATGTAGCAGATAATGCAAAAATTTTAAAAGGTACTGCTGGATATTATTTCTGGGAAGACCGTGATGGATTTAACTTTAAGAGTATAGATGCTCTTGCCTCAACTGATGAAGAGAAATTTGGTGGTTCTGGTCCTGTTGCGACATATGAGTACGCACCAGCAATGACTGATAATGAGATAGGTAATGATAGGAAGATACAAGAGGTTACTTTTAGGTCTGAGTTGGATTTGTTAAAGAAGATGAGGGAGGGTGCTTTCTCAACACAATGTGCGTTTTTTGACATAAATACAGGTGTTTATGATGAATACATCTATAAATTAAGTGACAACTGGAAGCAGATGGCCCACTTAAGTCCTCAAACAGAGTTACCTAAAGGGCAAAAAGATCTGTCACAGTTTCCAACTAGACGATTATCTACCGTTATTAATCATGAATATTGGTACAACGGTACTGAAGTAGCGTCAAATGAGTCCAAAGATAATAGTGATGAACCAAGTGAAATAACAGATAACCAGAAGCAGTTTTTGGTACAGTCTATCTCTCGTGCAGGGATAATGTTCAATCAGCAATTAGCTATATCTGTAACTGGTAATTTGGATCTGAGGGCGGGTCAAAAGATCGAGGTATTGATACCAAACCAAGTTCCTGAACAAGACAAGGAAAAACTCGGATCGTTCGATCCTGAACACAGCGGTATCTATTTGATCAGGAAACTCAATCATCAATTTGACAGAATTACAATGAACGTCTATACTGTTTTGGAACTCATTCGTGACGGTTTTGGTCATGAAGAGACAAAGATCAAATAGGTAAATTCATATGGAAAGTATCGAAGCACACATCAAGAAAGATCAAGAGATTCTTGACGATCCACAACTTAATCCTGCTGCTAGACGGCACTATAAGGAAGAGTTGCATGATCTAATTGAATATGAAGAGCATCATCATGACGAAATTGTGGCAGGTGATCATCATGACCCTAATACAATTGAATTGTTTTGTGACCAAAATCCAGACGAGCCTGAGTGCTTGATTTATGACGACTAGATATGCAAGGACTTAATCAGTTATATCCGATGAACCAAATCGGTTCCGATGGCTTTGCCTGGTGGATCGGACAGATTGAGTCGCCTATGCATTCTAAGGATGGTGAGGATGTTAAGGATCCGAAGCGTTCTGGTAGATATAAAGTCAGGATTATAGGACATCATCCTAGATCTTGTAGTGCTGTAGAAAGCAAAGATCTACCATGGGCAATCACTATGATGCCTGTGACTACACCGTATTCAGCTGGTGCTGTGCGTTCTGCAACGCCACAGTTAGAGCCAGGTGATTGGGTTGTTGGATTCTTCTTGGATCATTATGAACAACAACCTGTTATCATGGGATCCATTGGACAGGTTGCTAATTCTGGAGCTCCACCAGAAGAAGATCCTAATCCTGGTAAAGGGTGTAAGAATCTTACAACATTCATTGATGAAAATGTAAGACAATTAGATCAAGATCCATCACCACCAGTTGAAGTTGGTCCTGCTGAAGCAGGTGTTCCTTTACAAGGAGAACAGTCTGAAGGTATTACTAATGGTGTTAATAACTTAACTCTTGCAAAGTTTGCAGATACATCTGAATCTAATAGAGCAGGTATTAATTTTGAAGTTGAAGTTCATGATAAGTGTACTGATGAACTGAATGGACAGTTCAAACGTCTCTTACAAGAGATGCTCCGTGATACTCAGCAAAGTGGTGGTCAGTTAGGAACTTATGTTGTTAACCAGTGGACTGGTCAGATCTATGATTATGTTGACATTGGTAGAAAGTATGTAAACAAAGCGACTTATATTGTTAAGAAATTTATTGCTAAGGTCAAAGGATTCGTATTAGAGAAGATTAAAAGAGCAGTTGATGATCTTATTAAAGCTATCCTACGTCCTGATGAAACTGGTAATGCTCTGACTCCAGTGACAAAGTGGTTCAATGAAATGCTAAAACAACTTGGTTGTTCTATGGCAGATCTTGGACTGCGTTTAGAGAAGTTCTTAGAGGATCTTATCTTTGGTTATTTGTTTGACATCTACAAGGCTGCTGCATGTCAAGTAGATAAAATGGTTGGTGGAATCCTTAATAAGATTCAGTCCTTAATGGAAGATTTGCTATCTAGTATTCTTGGTCCCCTACAATCTATACTTGGTGCTATAGCAGCTCCATTGAACATGATTGGAGAGGCAATCAACTATGTATTGAATCTACTTGGTATCTCATGTGATGGACCAGATAAAAGATGCGGTAAAGTCTCATCTGTAACTACTAAGTGTGCAACAGACAAGAGAAAAGATTTCTTAGATGATTTATTAGATAGTCTGCAAGATCCATGGGATGGTACTGGAGAAGACTGGTCTACCTACACCTGTGAAGAGGCGTACGAGGGTGTTAAGTTACAGAAGACTGAAGTTACCTTTGTTGGTGGTAAGCCGTATACAGACGGACTAGAGGATAGGATAACGTACAACATACAGGACATCACTGTTAAAGAAGGTGACATAGCAAAGTTTACAGTTACTAGAACTGGTAAGACTGATATTTCTTCTAGTGTTTTTTGGAGAACTATAGAGGGTACAGCACAATATGTTACCGATTTCCAAGAAGGATCTGGAACATTAGGATTTTCACCAGGAGAAACATCAAAGACTATTGATATAAGAACAATATATTCTACTGAAATAGAGACATCTGAAGATTTCTTTATATCATTGAAACCAGGAACTCCTGGTACAGTTACTAGATCATTCATTAAGAGTCTTGCTAGATGTGTTATCAAGAAATCTAAGATAACATCTAGCGATTCAGATGTAGATCTTGATGACACACCATCTACACCATCAAGAGATCCAAGTGATCCTAATAATTATACATACCCAGAGAATTTTAATTCACTAGTAAATGATAACGATAGTGATACTGTAGAGTCAACACCTGATGGACCAACTTATCAAGTGACTCCTGATAAGGCATCAGTTAAAGAAGGTCAGTTTGTAACATATACTATTGAGACTACTAATGTTGTTAATGGTGCAGTGTTGCAGTATCAGTTATTTGGTACTGGCATTACTAATTCAGATATTGTGGGTGGTAATCTTGTAGGTAAATTTGTTATTGAAGATAATAAGTCTTTAGTTGTAGTTGGTATTGAAGAAGATGGTAATTTAGAGGATGCTGAGGTACTTACATTTTCTATAAATGGTACAGATGCTACTGCTAGTGTTGTTATTACATCTCAATTAGATAATTATGGAAGAGAAGATTTACTGAAAGAGTTAGATGAGTCTGTAGATGTTACTAAGGACAATGTTTATATAAAGTCTACTAGACCGATAGCAGGAGCACCTATAACTGATCCAGGTGGAGGTATCATACAAGTTCCTATAGAAAGTCCTGGTACCCCATACACAGAACCACCTGCTGTTCTTATTACAGGTCAAGGATATGGTGCTGTCGGAACTGTTTTACTTAATGATAAGAGTGAGGTTGCTGAGATTAGGGTGACAAGTCCTGGATTTGGGTATAAACTTAATATACCACAAGCAGAACAAAAACGCTGTATCATTGACAGTTTTACTATGTTAGCACCTGGCTTAGGATACACTAGTACTCCTAAAGTATATGTTGATGGAGATTCAACTGTTGCAGAAGCTGTAGTGAGAGATGGTATGGTTGTTAGTGTTAGAATTAAGAATAGAGAATTGACATTCACTGAATATCCACGAGTACAAATACTTGGTGGTGGTGGATATGGTGCAAGGTGGATACCTTCATTCAGTTGCTTAAGTACCGAAGCACTTGTTAGAGTTGGATCTGCTAAAATTGGTACTGGTTCATATATTGATTGTCCGTAATGCCTATATCAAAAATAAACAACAGACCTCAGGAACTAACTGAAAAAATAATTAAAGCAGGGAAAGCAGAGGAACAAGAGGTTACTATTGCTAGAGAGGTCACTGTTATATTTCAGAACAAACATTATGTTTTGAGAACTGATGGTGGTGACTTAGATGCTAGGAATAAATTAACAGGTCACGGATTTACTATCACTCAGACTGGTGATTTTATCTATATCTCTGGTCCAGGTGGTAAGGATAACCCCTGTGGTGGTAGGTTTATGGTAAACACCACTGGTGGTAAGATGGAGAAGCATGGTGGTCCTATTATTCAGGAAGCACATGCAAATAAAACTAATGCTATTGAAGAAGGAACAGAAGACGATCCTACAAAAGGAGTGGCAAGGACAACAGTATTATATGGTGATGACAATGAAGACATCAAAGCTGATAAGAGAATTGATGCTGTTAATGTCACTATTGAAGCATCAGGTCTATTAAGTCTTATTGG